CGTCTCGTAGCCATACTCTTTTTGCTTGGCTACTCTCTGGATTGGTTGTTTTCATATAAAAATCGAAATAGCTATTTCTTTTTGTTTAGTCATACTTGATTCCCTTATTCAGCACCGCCATCTTCGCTGTCTCCACCAGCACCTCACAGCTACCAGGAGAGGAGGGCATCTTAGCATCTATGAGTTTAGCCATAGACGAGAGGAGACGGAACAGAGCCATGCCATTCACGGCATACTCGTTTGGGGTGTTGCCTCGGATAGAGGTAAGGTACTTGCCTCCCATGGAGACATTATCTGCATGTAGCGTAGCGTTGGTGTTTGCATCCCCACCGATATTCACCTCTCCGTTGGAGACGATGTTAATCTTATCCCCTATGAGCTGGATAGCCGATTGGTTGTTGGCATGGATGATACTTATCATACCATCAGGAGATAGCTGTATCTCGCTACCCTTGTACTGCATATGCAAGCCCCTGTTAGGCTGGAAGAGGATGTACACCTCGTTCGTCTTGTCGTAGAGGAGGACCTGACTATCCACATAGTCCTCGCCTACCTCGTTGATAAGCTCGGTATCAATATCCCCATATGCACTGTACTCGGGGTTGAAGATAGACCCACCAGCGAAGGTGACGAACACCTTCACACCGACCTTGGGTACGGAGAGTGCTCCCTGACCATTCCCTGCGAAGGTAGGTGACATAGATGGCTTTGCCCATGGGAGCATGTCGTCCTCCACCCCTGTCATGAAATGGTCTACACGAACCCTACACCGACCTGCCTTCTGAGGGTCTTTGTTGTCCACCACATACCCCACGTACCTACCGCTAAGCTCCATGGGATTAGATATAGGTTAGATATGCCACCTCCACGGGGAAGGGGTTAGGGTTGAACAGCACCACAGAAGAGTGGTAGCCCTTGCGTGCTTCGTAAAGGTTATCCTCTGCTCCTAGACAAGAGTAGAATGCACCGATGGTTGTCCATAGGTTATTAGCCCCTACAAACACTAGGTACTCTCTAGTAGAGGAGAAGGTTTTCATGGAAGTGTCTATGCTTTCTTCTTTCTTTGAACCATTCCCCCCATCTGGGTCTAGGTATAGCTCCAGAAGATTACCCTCTTCGTCTTCTACGTATATGCCGTTCAAAGCACAGGTGAGTCCTTGGTTGGTACATACCTCTACGTACGCCCTGCCGTCTGCCGAGTATTTCACAAGGTCAAGGTCGGACTTGAACTCTTCTATCTTGGTTATATCCACAGAGGAGGAGTCTAAGGTTTTCCACTGAGGAAGTGTTGTCATAAGGATGGATTTCATCTCCTCATCCACTGCCTTGTCGTTAAACATAGGGTAGGTAGGTTTGACAATAATCCCCTTATATGCACCGTTCGGGTATTTCAGATGTGATACCCTACGGCATACATCCTCCTTTAGGGTTACTTTCCTGAATCCTTTTTGCTCCTCTTCCTTTGTCTTTGGGTCAAACGGAGATTCTGGATACTCTTCGGAAACGAAGTGTTCGTAAATCCTCACCCCCATAACCTTGAAAGGGTAGCCGTCTTTCTTCGACGAGAACACAAGGAAGGGTTCTTGCAAGTCCTTCTCATCCTTGATAGGGGTCTTGCTCACCTTGTTCAGACACGTACGCACCCGTTCGCTAAGAGACACCTTGAACAGGTCTAGGTTCTTCAGCATGCCACAGTGCACATCCAGAAGATTATGTGCTTGGATTTCCGCCTTAACAGGAACAGAGAGACACTCAAAAAAGTCATTCAAGCTAGAGAGTGCACCGTTCTTATCCTTCCCCTTGAACACGAGTCTCGCAGACAATGGCTTCCCGATGTTGTCTTGGATGATTATATCCAGCTCTATATCTATTGAATGCTTGAACGCCGCTTTGAATGCCTCGCTATATGGTGAGCTATGGTACTTCGTGTCTAGACGGAAGAAGTACTTCGCCTCCCTCTCTCCATATGACATAGGGGGGATAACAGCAAACTCCCCTGCGTCAAGGAAGAGCGTAGAGGAGGTGTATGCTGTATAAGACGAGAATATATCCCCAACAGGGATTAGCTTCTTCGCCTCGTGGTCGTTCTTTGCTGTGACATTGTCATCGAAGAACGTGATACCCTTCTTCCCCCCTCCCTGCCCACGGCAGACAATCCCCGACTCTATGAACCGAGACTTAGGATTCTGGTAGAACTTAGCTATAGCATCAGTCTTCTTCATGTCTCCTACTTCTTGTCTGAGGATAGGCGGGCACGAACAATCTCATCAAAGATTTGGCGGATAACCTGGTCTACTGCCTCCTGCTTGATTTCCTTCTTGGTGGCATTAGAAATCTCCTTAGCCAACAGGATAGAGAGTTCTCCGAGGCTGTTGTTGTTAAACGCCTTGAGCCATTCTTCGATATTGTCCTTCACCTCGGAGATGATGTAGTTGCGGATACTCTCGTCACTACTCTTCTCGCTGAGGGTGTACTCATTCTCAAAGACGTACTTCTTTCCTCGTTCGTTCATCCCTTTCTCGGGTGACCACATCTCACGGATAAGCTGTGCAACATGCGCCCTCTTCTTCTCGGAGAGAGAGGACAGATTCTTCACAGAGCCTAGACCCTCGTTGAAACAGACCGCCTCGAGAAGCACGACACGTTCTTTGGTTATACGCTCACGCTCCTTAGCCTTGCTGAAGGCTTGTGCTTCATCCAGAGCTTGTTCAAACTTTTTCATCTATTGAATCTTCTTTTTTGTATCAATCAATATATATAGATTTACTGTCTACATCGTTAGCGAGCCTAACCTCCTCCCCTTGGTGGATGTCCTTTAGTGCTCGTACGTATATCACACCACGGGTGTCGTTGAAGTCCAGCCAAGCATTGCCTAGTGGGGAGTGGTTGTACTGCATCACATTCCCCATAGGGTATCCGTAGATACGGTTAGGAACCAGCTCCATAGCCATGCTACGGATGGTTCTGCTGAACAGGTCTTCTTTAGGGAAGATACGAACCTTGGCAACCTCGATTACATCCCCTTCTCCGAAGTTGGACATGGCAAACACCTTATCCTCCTCTTCGTTGTACATCACAAGCCCCATACGTTTCCTGTTGCCGTAGATGACGACATCATTCTTATCTAGGAGCTCGCTAGGGCTCATATTATACCTGTTGTAGTGCACCAGCCCTTCATCCTCCTCGGTGAGGTCTATCTCCTCTATACGTAGCAGGGAAGAGAGGTAGTCAACCCCTTCATCCTCAGATGCCTTCGCTTCGTTCATCGCCACCTTGATACACTCAGAGAGTGTCCCTGAGACCCTCCATGCCTTGTAGACGGAGCTAAGCTCAGTGGAGGTGATGGTGCCAGATAGGATTTTCTTAACTTGGTCTTTCCAGATTGTCCACGTGCCAAGGGTGACAAGGAAGCTATCAAACATCCGCTCCACACGGGTTGGAGTGAACTCCACCTTTCCTGAAATCTTTTTGTTGAGGAGCTCCACGACGTAGTCCATCTTATGGTGGAGGGTCTTCATCGTTTCTTGCTCATAGGACTTGAACATGATATAATCCAAATCCTCTGTGAACCTACCGATATATTTCTCCACCTCTTCAAACTCCTTCTCGGAGCGAATGACACTGGCAATGGAACCAAACCCTCCATCTGCTATGAAGCTCTTCAGGGTGGAGTTGAACTGGTCAGCCTTGATGACAAACTCCGAGATAAACGAGAAGGGAGGGTAGTTATCCTCCTCCATCTGAACGCCATTCTCCCAAGGGTATAGGTACTTACCCATACCTTTATATAAACCCTTTAGTGTGTTATACCTACGCACCTGTTCACGTAGCCTGTTCTGCTGTCTTGTGTTCATTCTTTAGATGTCTAGGTCTAGGTATGGGAGTTTATATGGGTGTTTATTCCCCTCTTCGTCAAGGGTGAAGGCAAGGATGGAATATAACCCCTCCTCGTTCTGTTCAGTAGCTAGCACCACATCTCCATTAACAAGGTTAAGAGGTACATAGACATTCTTACCCTTATGGTCGAACCTTACCGCCTTGTCAAACTTATCAAGGGTCGGGGCGTTATCGGTTTCGACTTTTGGTTCTTTGTAATCCACAAGAGACCTGACTAGCAATCCATCATCGGAGAGGAGGACTAATCCTGAATACACCTGAACGAGGAACGGGTAGACAACCCCCTTGAGGTATGCCACCATCGTACATACGGTGTTCTGTACAGGCTCTTCCCAGTTCTCGTCACCAGAAGATAGGGTTGTGATTATGTCCTCTGCCTTATCCCCTAGGTCGGCCTTACGCAGGACTTGTTCCACGAAGTCTGCATCCTCCGTGTCTAGCTCTAGAGAAACCATACCTCCGCCCAGAGTGATAGGAGAATCTAGTGCACGCTCTACGGCATCGTATGGGTATTCCCCGTTGTCAGAGATTAGCTTGCCATAAACAAATCGGATGACCTTATCCTGTACGTTATCGGGGAGCCTATCGAGAATCATCCCCTCCCTCATCAGGATGATAGAGGCGGTTATGATAGGTCTGGAAATTTTAACGAGGAGTTGTCCTAGCTTTGTCTCTTCGGCTAGCTTCCTGTATTTCTCCCTGCCCTCTTCCATGGAGAGATTAAGAGTATTGGTCTTTTCTAGGAAGTTCTTGATGAATGTGAAGGGCTTATCACCCTCTGCGTGCTTGAATCCTTCAAGAAGGATTTTAGAAACGAACTCATCAAACCTCCCACTGGATTTTGTGAGGCTTAGAATCTTCTGCATCTTTCCCAGAGAGAGTGGTTCCTGAACCATCCTCTTCCCGTTGGAGGCTACGTATAAAGCGAGGGTTGCCTCAAACACTGCGGGCAGGGATGCCCGTATATCTCTTAGTCTATCGTTAATGCTTGGCATGGTCTTAATCTTCTTCGTCTGTGCTGAGTAGTTCGCCTATCTTCTCCCGAACCTTAGCGAATGCATCCTTGGTCAAAGTCTTAGCTGAGCTGTGTGATTGCTGGGGTTCATCATTGTGTTCTGGTTCCTGTTCCTGAGTAGGTTCATCCACTTCGGGTTCATCTTCATCCCCGTCAAAGTGCAATCTCTCACCGCCTGTACTGACATCTCCGTACTTATCTCTAAAGGCTTGGATACCATCGAAGATGATGTTCTTCTTACTGATAAGCGACTCGTTATCTGCACGCATCTTCAGAAGGGTAAGGGTGATAGCCAGCCCTGCCGTATCTATATAATTGACAATATCCAAATACTCCTTGCTCTGGGTGAACAGGTCC